AATAATTCTTACAGGAAGCTTTAGATGAAATCTTTTAAAGAAATTCGTGAAAAAGTAAAACAGAGCGATGAAGTTGTCTTCAATAAGAAAGTCAACAAAATCGCCGTTAAGATCACGAAAAATTCTAAAGGGTATACAGCATATGTCGATGGCGACAAGCTGGATACCTTTAAGTCACAATCTGAAGCAGAAAAAGCAGCAAAGGCTGTTATAAAGGAACTAACATGAAACTGATTAGCGAATACGTAGAAAACGATCTTCAGTGTATCGTTGAGAAGAAAGAAGATGGCAGCAAGAAGTACGTCATCGAAGGCGTGTTTGCTCAGTCAGATAAGAAGAATCGAAACGGTCGTGTCTACCCCAAAGCAATCATGGAGAATGCTGTAGGCAAGTACGTTGAAGAGCAAGTTAGCAAGAAGCGTGCCGTCGGTGAATTGAATCACCCAGACGGTCCTACTGTTAATCTTGACAAAGTTTCGCACCTCATCACTGATCTTCGTTTTGAAGGCAATGATGTGGTCGGAAAGGCACAAATATTGGATACACCCATGGGTCAGATCGTTAAAGGTCTGCTTGAGGGCGGTGTTCAACTAGGCGTGTCAACTCGTGGTATGGGTAGCCTTGAGCAAAGAAATGGCGCAATGTACGTCAAAGATGACTTTATTCTTAGCACGGTTGACATCGTGCAAGACCCTAGCGCACCAGATGCCTTCGTTAATGGAATCATGGAAGGTGTAGACTGGGTCTGGAATAATGGCATTTTAGAAGCTCAGGTAATTGAGAAGATGGAGACAGAAATTAGAACTGCTCCGAAAAAAGTTTCTTACGAAACTAGTATTCGGGAGTTTAAGAATTTCCTCTCGTTAATCAAATCTCAAATCTAAGGAGTCACTTATGACTGATGAGAACCAAGTCGAAGTTGATCTCCACGATGAAGATAACGATATCGTGGAGGATGCTCTCGAAGAAGCAAAAGCTCCTGCTGCAAAAGCACCGAAGGGCGACGGTCAGGAAGTTTCTGAACCCGAGTCTGTCGCTTCTGTAGACAAGGCAGCAGATGCAACCAAACAAGCTCCTGTTCCGAAAACCAAAGCAGGCATGATCAGTGCTATGTACGGGAAGATGAATGCTATGAAAAAGCAAGATCTTCAGGCGGCATACAGTAAGATGATGGGCGAAGAAGTTGAAGCAGAAGAAGAAGTTGTCGCTGAGACAATTGACACGACTGCAGAACTGAATGCGCTGGTCGAGTCTGAGGCAACACTCAGCGATGAGTTTAAAGCCAAAACTGCTGTAATTTTCGAGACTGCTGTTAATTCGAAGATCGCTGAAGAAGTTGATCGCATCGAAGCACAGTACAAGGAGGAACTTTCCGAGGAAGTCGCTACTATCAAGAGCGAACTCGTCGAGAAGGTTGACAGCTACCTCAACTACGTAGTTGAGTCTTGGATGGAAGAGAACAAAGTTGCTGTTCAGAACGGTCTCCGTACTGAAATCGCAGAAACGTTCATGGAGAAACTCAAGGATCTCTTTACTGAGTCCTACATTGAGGTTCCCGAGTCCAAGGTTGATCTAGTTGACGAACTTGCTTCGCAGGTTGAAGAGTTGGAAGAAAAACTCAACACTCAGACTGGCGATGCAATCAAACTTGCTGAGGAACTCGAACTCTACAAGCGTGATGCAGTTATTGCAGAAGCATGCAGAGATCTCGCAGAAACTCAAGTTGAAAAACTGAAGTCTCTCATTGAGAAGGTCGATTTTGATGACGAAGAATCCTTCGCCATGAAAGTTGCCACGATCAAAGAGTCGTACTTTGCAAAAGAAATTAGCACCGAAGTTGTTGAACTTGACGGCGAACCCGAAGCTGAAATCGAGGTTTCTTCTGTCATGGAAAACTACCTGAGTGCTATTCGTAAAACCGCTCCTAAGCAATAACAATTAAGGAACTTTAACCATGGAAACACAATCTTTCGACAGACTGATCGAGAAGTGGGCACCCGTGCTCAACGAATCGTCTGCTGGTGAGATCAAAGATCATCAGCGTCGTGCAGTTACCGCTGCCATTCTCGAAAACCAAGAGCGTGCTCTCCGCGAGCAGCGTGCTCAAGAGCATGGCTTCCTCAGCGAAGCTGCTCCTGCTGGTGCTAACACCGGCTCCATCGGCACCTGGGATCCCATCCTGATCTCGCTGGTTCGTCGTGCTATGCCTAACCTCATGGCTTACGACATCTGCGGTGTTCAGCCGATGTCCGGTCCGACTGGTCTCATCTTCGCGATGAAGGCTCGTTACGGTGCAGGTCGCACTGCTTCCCCCGAAGCTCTCTTCAACGAAGCACAAACTCAGTTCTCCGGCGACTCCGCTGGTACGCACGATAGCGACAACGCTTCTGGTTTCAACGGTATCACTGACAGCGACGCTGACAGCACTGTTGACAACGATCGTCTGACTGCCATTACCGCAACTGGTATGACCACTGCTGAAGCAGAAGCACTCGGTTCTTCGGGCGCTAGCGCATTCCGCGAGATGGGTTTCACGATCGAGAAAGCAACTGTTACGGCAGTTTCTCGTGCGCTGAAGGCAGAGTACTCTCTCGAACTCGCTCAAGACCTCAAAGCAATCCACGGTCTTGACGCCGAGACGGAACTGGCCAACATCCTCAGCACGGAAATCCTTGCTGAAATTAACCGTGAAGTCATCCGTACCATGAACTCTCAAGCAAAGACTGGTTGCCTTCAGTCGAACCTTGCTATCAAGGGTATCTTCAACCTCAGCACCGATGCTGATGGTCGTTGGTCCGCTGAGAAATTCAAGGGTCTGGTTGTTCAACTCGATCGCGAAGCAAACGTTATCGCCAAAGAGACACGTCGCGGCAAGGGCAACTTCGTTGTCTGCTCGTCCGACGTTGCTACGGCACTCGCCGCTTCCGGCATGCTCGACTATACACCTGCCATGTCCACCAACCTCCAGGTTGACGACACAGGCAACACCTTCGCTGGCGTCCTGAACGGTCGTATGCGCGTCTACATTGACCCGTATGCATCTGCCGACTACGTCACTGTTGGTTACAAGGGCACGAACGCTTACGATGCAGGTCTTTTCTACTGCCCCTACGTTCCGCTCCAGATGGTCAAAGCAGTTGGTGAGGACACCTTCCAGCCGCGTATCGGGTTCAAGACTCGTTACGGCATGGCGTCCAACCCCTTCGTTGGTGCTACACCTGCTAACGGTCTTGCTGCTGCTAAGACGAACCAGTACTACAGAATCTTCCGCGTCGACAACATCCTCGCCTAAGTTAGATTCTTATAAGAGCAGGGTACACCTGCCACTCTCTAGGGGGACTTCGGTCCCCCTTTTTTATGCGCTTAAAATAGAAGGGGTAGGAGTTTCGTAGTTGAGACACAGAAGTTCTTTACGATTCTTCTGATCTTCGAGGTAGGCACCTTTACTTTGCATAGTATAGGTAAGATCCCATTCTTTCTGGTTCCATCCTTTGAACCAGTCTCGAATGACTTCATTTGAGTTATATGTTACCATCATCATGCAATTATGCGCACAGAGATTTGCAGCAAATTGCATATGATTAAACCCCTTATGCATTCCACCTTTCTTGCCGTACAGAAAGGACTTGATGTCATAGGGAGGGTCTAGGAATACAAACACGTCTGGATCGTCAGAGAGCAGCGAGGTGTAGTCTCTATTGGTGATCTTCCAGTTCTGAATCAGACTACTATAATACTTGAGTGACTCGCAAGCAGTCACAGACCAATTGCTATCAGATGCCATTTTAGAGAAACTCGAACTCTCGCCGAGTCCAGAGAAAGATGCTTTGTTGAGCACAAAGAATCGCCAAGCGATCTCAAAGGGATCGCTCTGATACCCAATATCGTTCTTACACTCAACAAATAGTTTCTTGGCAGACTCATGATCAGGGTGATCCACCTTCATCTTTAACGAGTGTTCGGAAAGGCGCTCACCTTCATCACGTAGAATTGTCCAAAAACAGAACAAATTATAATATCTGTCATTGACCCAGACAGGTGTTTCAGGGTATAATTTACTAAAGGCAATGGCAGGACTACCCCCACCCAAGAACGGTTCGCGATATTCCTTAATCTCACGAACTGGCATGTTCTCTGGCGAAAACAGGAATTTCATTGCGCGGGATTTACCGCCAGGATAGCGGAGTGGAGTTTTGAGTTTCTTCATCGGGACCTCGAATGACATATAAATAGAAGTATACCTCAAAGGAGCGCATATGGCAACCCTTACGACAAACAAAAACTTACTGCAA